GCCTGATTGATACGATTCTTCATGTCAAGTTCAAATGTAACAAAGACAGGATTGGTACTATCCCTGGCCTTCCCAGGCCCCAACAATTCCTTCTTGAGATGCGGCTCCAAATATTTAATTGGAGCACCAGCGCTAGTACCCGAAGGTATAGCGGAGTACAAAGGATTGTGAGGATCACCATACAGAGCCTTCTCTACGGTTAAAAATTCGGTATCTATAATCCACGGCTTACCGCAAATAAAGTCTTTAAAGTCCTTCAAAGCTAAATCAGAAATGTGTCTATCGTAGTTGGTTTCACGTTTGTAGTAATTGGAACGCGCAACCTTATACGGATCAATGTCTCCATTTCTCATCAAAAGTGCAGGATGCTTAGTTGAAGCAGGGAAATATGGAGCTAAAACCGAAGGTATAATTTTATTAGCCTTGTAAGGGCTATGCACATAGGGCACTAGAGTATTAATGCAGAAATCAGCCTGTAGACTGACTTCGGTATCATCCAAGAGTTGTTCTTTTAAAGCCGCTTTGTCTTCAGCTATAAGAGCATCAAGTTTTAGTAGACTAGATGTAATCATCTCCTGGGTGACTAGGGCGCTCCATGCATATTTTGATGAATGCCCTTTGTCGGTGCCTGCAACATGTATTCCGATAATTCTCCTCTTACCGAGACGGGAACTGCGCACAATGAGAGGCATACCGCAATCGCCATTACCTGTATCAATAGAGTATTCCAGCCCTTTAGCTAACTTTAAGTCAGCAACAGCTACTGAAGTGACTATTGCACTAGAATTTTGGAAAGCTTTATTGTCGCTTCTGATGCACATGGTGACGTTTAAATCATCATTGCTAAGCGAATGTACATCTGCATCACTTACAAAGTAGGGCTTGATGTCTTTACGCATCTGACCAAGAGGTTTTTCAAGCCTCCAGAAAGCTAGATGTGTATCACCATCATAGGTATGCCACACGTTGCGAATAAGGGTGACCATAGACTCTTCATAAAGAGAATTGTCATCATTATCGCGTAAGCCAACCCACAAATTTTCTAATTGCTCCTGTTCCTTGCCGTATTCGGCAATAGTACAAGTCAAGAAATGCTCGGGTATGAGTAGCGTTGTAGAATCTAGCCACAATGCGCTACCTAGGTCATAAACCTTGAAAGATTTTTTGTGCCCTTCAGCTCGGTACTCAACAGTAAAAGAACTGGTGTTAGTATGGGAAAATTTCTTTGCCATATCATACCCTGAAGCATCCCCAGCTTGGGGTTTGACCAAGTCTCTGAGATTAACGCGCTCTTGTTTAGAGAGTTTGCTATATTTAGGTTGAGAACTTTGGGCACTTCCTCCTGCTATAAGCCGTACTATGAAATTATAGGCTGTTTTACACAAGCTTATGCCACTTTGGAGCGCTTTATAGTAAACTATAAAAGCTGCATATCCAGCACCAAAACTGAATATTATCCTTACGTAATTTGGTAGCGTCGTTAGATATTCACTAAACACAACGCCTTTCTTCATTATATAGTCTTTAATACTATCAAACATAGGGACTTCGAACGATATCATGAGTGTGATATCTTCAATCTCACAGCGCGTGAATTCATAACCTCTGAAAAGGTATTCACCATATTCAGATTTTTTATTGGCAACCATCAAGAAGTATACAAAAGGTGACATACCGGCGAAGAGTGGATGCACATCGTCCTGAGTAAGTACCTTGTATTCAAATGTATATAGGTGATAACATAACGCATGGAACATAAGCCACTTTTCATCGATGTGCCTCAAAAGGATTGCATGAGCCTGGCGACTCACCAAGTGTGTGACGTCACCAAAAGCTTCTATAACTTCTTCAGCCGATGTTGCTTCACGAGTGTTAATAGTATTGGCATTTTTAAGTAGCTCCACTACATGGTCTATGCGAAGCTGAAGCTGCTTGGGGGTGTGAATATAACTGAAATTTATACCCATTTTACAATTGTCTGGTAAGGGTTCATTAATATTCTCCATACTTTCCATAAAGGCTCTGTCTAATGCATCAAATACGTCGAAGTCTTTTAGTGGAGGTACATAGCCATCTACCAAAGGCTCTTCGACTTCGCTATCGAAACTAGCTTGCATAAAAGTAAACGACTTCTCAGGGAATTTCGCAGAATGATTTTTAACATAGTCATTGTGTTCTTTCTCCATATCGTCACGGTGTTTAAGTTGTTGCTTAACTAGGTCAACCATTTTGGCGCGGCGCTTGGCATTTTGTACAAAACGCTTTGTTTTTGTGGTGTGTAAATCATGAAGGGTACTGACGAATTGCTCAAACGTGTAAAGGACTTTATCCTTTTTTCCATTTCGAGAAACAAAGAAATTGAATTTGTCTAGGGTTACATCCAAGACTCCTTCCGTCTCCGTTTTAATGGTTGTGGGATCCAGAACGTTGATATCACCAGGCATAGCATATTCAGGCTTAGGCACAGGCTCAACCATGAAGTCTATACGACGATCAATGGCACGCTTATCTACTAAAGAATAAGGCTTAAAATCTAACACGTTAGTGGTCATAATAACCCACTTGGCGTTACAGAAAACATTTCCTTTTTCTTCTAAACCAGCACAGTTTAACATAAAAGGTGCTGTGTTGTAAATATAAATTAAATCTAAGTAACAACTAGTTGTCGAACCTACTGCTTCTCTTTGCTGACCGAAATCGTCAATAGTGATAACTTCACATGTAGGCGGATAATTGTTCCAGAACTCTTGAGTAGACTTACGTTCATACACAAGGTTGTGCCGTTCTGATTTGTCAACTTCGTCTTTGCTCAAAGAGATTCTAAGTACGATATCTATTAGCTGAGCACTAAGCTCAGTCTTGTATATACCGGGAGGACCTCTTATACACACTGTAGAAGGTTCTTGTCTAAAAGATTTGTCTACCGCCATGAATACATGGAAATGAGCTTGTATCTTTCGTAAGACGGCCAATTTAGTGCTGATAAGACGTGAAAAATTGATTTTCTGCTTGTTGTCTAATTTTATCAACACTTTTTCATATTCTTTAATGAGGAAATCTAAACGTATAGAGTTCTCAACGTTAACAAGTAACTTACGTTGTTCATATTCCTTAAGAAGTTCGGTATACTTGATGTTGAGAGCATCTGTTGCCGTGAACATAGAATTCATAGTGTTAAAACCGAAGTAATTATTAGTTCCTGCATCAAGAGCATCTTTAATTACTTCTAGCAACCCACTAAGAAAGCCAGGTAAATCCTTAGCTACACGCATAAGGCCATTCAGGCTAGAAATAGTTGCCTTAGGCCACGAAGCAAACATAGAAGTGATAAATGTAAAATCATCGAACACTCCTTGAAATACCGTGTCAGGTATATCTGCATTATATGTAGTTAAGATCTTTGAAATCATAGTAAAGATGTGAGTACCACAACTAACAAATAGATCTTTGATATTATCTAAACCTATAGTATATAAGGCGTACCCAACAGCTACTGTGGCCAAAGCAATATTGGTTTTAGTAACTTCCTTTGACAACACGTAGGCTGCATACGCAACCGCTGACGATGCCATTAGTTTTGGGATAATATTAAATTCAGCCACAGTCTTTTTTGCCGATTTAGAAAAATCGGAAACACGATTAGTGGTTGTTTTAAAAGTGTCTATCAGGCTTGTTAAAGTTTCGTTAAGCCCATCAAATGAATCGGTTACTCCACTAGAAGCTTGACACACTTGACTTAGCATACTAATCTGCTGATCTGTAGTCGGGATTCTATCATGAATAGTATCCTGCAACGACTCTATAGTTTCTATAAAGTCGTCGTCAAGCCCAACATTAAAGAAGGACTGTAAAACAGATTTATTAGGATCTAACCCCCCTATTTCTTTAGCAGGCGGAGGAAATAGC